GATCGCCTGGCCGTTGTCCGACACGAGCTCGCTGATTGACGGCTCGGGGGTAGGTTTGATGCCCCAGTTGCGGTCGTCCGTCGGCAGCAGGATGTCAGCAATCCGAGCCTCTGCGGCGTTCGTCTTCTGCCGTGTGAGACCGATGTAGACCGTCGACCGGTGCGGCTTGGCGTGCTGCGTCGTGACCGGGTAGCCCTGTTCAACGCTGGTCATCATCTGCGACGCGGCGCGGTTGACGTTGTCCTTGCTGTTGTACTGGTCCTCGTCTTCAAGCCACCGCTTGTCAACGCCAGCCGCAGCACGGGCGCGGATCCAGGTGTCACGCTGGCGACCGAGGGCCATGCCGAAAATGCTTAATTTGCTGAGTTCGTTTTCCATGCTCATCAGTACCCCGCCACTTCGTCAAATACGCCGAAAGGGATGACCGGCGCTGTGTAACCGCGTGGCTGCACTTCGGCTGCCGTCTTCGCGTGCCTGCGCATCATCATACCGTATCGCGTAGCCGCCATAAGGTCATCAACTTTCGTAACAATCAAGCCGTCCTTGCGATGGTACAGGCGGAACTCCTCGAACCATTCGCTGAGATGACTGAACACCCTCAGACGGCGGGTCTGCATTCGTTCCAGCATCTGTGCGACCCCTGCCTCCAGGCCGTTGCTGCCATCCTCAAAAGTGGCGCGGTCTTTCAGCATTGCCAATCCCTGGGCCTTGTACTGCGCAGCCAGCTGCTGGCCTGAACCCTTGTCACGCTGCAGGCCGTCATGCGGCCAGGCAACGGGAATCCAATTGCCGCGGGTGCGCACTGAAGCCGCGTGCTGCACGATCGCGTTGTCTTTGACTCGGTAGGTGTCGGTGACGTAGAGCGTGTCGGTGTCGCGGTCCCATGCCAGCCAGACCGCTGCCGTGGGGTGATCGATGCCGAAGTCGATGCCGACGATTCGGGGCCAGTGGGCGGGTATCGCGAACGGCTGAATGGCCACCGCCTCATCGGCGAGCGGAAAGACCCTGCCGGAGCCCATCGACGGGATGCCCTTGGTACGCGCATCGCGCTCGTGTTCAGGGTAACTGGCGATGATCCGCTCACGCTCTTCGGGGGTGTAGTGCTCCACATCGTGGACGGTCATGCTGATCACTGTCGTGCCGTCAGGCTTGTCCAAAAGGAACCTGCGCACTACATCGGACATGCCCATGAGCGGCGTGAACGTCACGAAAACCATGCCCAGAGTTGCGTTGGTGCGGGTCAGCGCCTCGCTGTAAATCGACATCGGCGGCTCTTCGTCCATCCACACGCCGTCGACTGTGTCAGCCTGCCATTTGGTGCGACCCTGGTCGTAGGAGTTGAACTGGATCACGGAGTCTTCGCCGCTGACGTGCCGCACGATGCAGCTGGCCACCGCATCAGCGACACCCTGGCGCATGCTCGTGTCTTTGAGGCAGTCGTGCGGGATGGCGCCGGTGCCCCACTCGTCGCGCAGCTCGGGCGGGCCGATCAGCAGACGCTGCTGACCTTTGCGCGTGAGCTCGGCGGACTCTGAACCGATCATCCATCGGGTGGCGCGCGGGAAGCGTTTGCCGGTCCACCACGCCGGATACCGGCCGGTGGCGTGCATCGCTACTTCGTACGCGCCGGAATACGTTTTGCCGCTTTGGTTCGCGGCCATGAAGAGCCGCTCTCGATACTGCGTGGCGGCTGCATGAAATTCAAGTTGTTTACCGTACGGTTTATAAGCTGACAGGCGATTGCGCTTTGCGCGCAAATCTTTCTCGCGCAGCAGGTCATACACTTCCCGCCGCTCATCCAGGCTGAGAGCCGAGAAGTTTATGGGCTGCTGCTGCGCGGTCACTTTGAGACCGCTTTCGCCAAAAGCGCAGTGAGCCTGGCGTCGATCTCCTCGCTGCTCATCTCAAGCGTGCCGCTGATTTTCATTTCAATGGCTTTCAGTTTGGGTTGGTTGTACTGCAGCAGCTCGGTGAGAGTGCGCACTTTCGTGTCGGGATCGATCAGATCGATCATCACCGGCTTGCCGTCCTCGCCCACTATCACCGCCCCTGATCTGTCGCGAGCAGGCACCTGTGTGCGCAGCACACGCGCGATCTCAGCAGCAGGGTCTAGGCCTTCGTCGATGCAAGCCTGGGCGACGGATTTCAGATTGATCGTTCCGCTGCGGTTGGCCTGCTGACCTGCGATGCCGCGGCCCTCAACTACGCCCTTGGCGTTTTTCGGCAGCCTGCGACCAGTAGGCGCAGGCATGTCAAAAGACGCCGTGGTCGCGAGTAGCGGCGCGCCATCGTCGTCGGTTTCAGGGCGGCGCAGCTGCGACGCCCGAGTGTTGTGCTTCGGCATGTCAAATCTTGCCGGGGATTACGCCACCAGCGAAGCCGGCGGGGGCTTTGACCGAACCGCCTGTTTTCTTGTAGGCCTTTTGCGTGGCGTTCGTGCCAGGCATCGGCACCGACACCTTGCTCGGTATCTCACCTTTTCCCTGCTCCTGATTGCTGCCCACTGGGCCGCCCTTGCGTGCGCGATATGCGTCCATTACATCATCTCCTCATCAGTTGACATCGGTGCCTCGCGCGCTGCGGCCTCTTGCTGCCACATTGCGTCCGGCGATTCTGTGCCCTCGAGCATCTGCCCGACAGCGTCGAGCGCCTCTGCAGCGCTCGGGAAATTCATCATCTGCGGCTCTGCGCCGTCCATCTCCATCGTGACCGCGGCGGCGCCGTCGTCAGCGATGTCTATCGTGATCCTGCTGGCCATCGGCGTCTCCTGTAAAGTTTTTCGCCGGTCAAAGTCTCAGGGAAGCTGCGGCTTTGTGCAAGATGGCCGAAAAATATTTAAAAAAGTTTGTGGCAAGTACTTGACATCAAGTATCAGGCGTGCGGAAATGGCCTCTCACGACGACGAACCACTGCTGACCGGAGCAGATCAAACACCGGGAGCCGGGGCGGATGCCTCAGAGGACAAACCGGCAACTTGTATAGCGCTGACGCTGCGCTACTGACGAGGCCCAGAAGGCCGAAACAAGAGTCCCAGGAGGACAGCATGACAATCGAACAGTTCCTTGATAACAGAATCAGCCGTCGCCTCAAAGCAGAAGAGAGGGCGCTGACCCGCCTTGAAAAGCGCGAAGCCCGCGCTGAAAAATTGGTTGGCACTATCCTGCGCGACGGCGAAGAGGTCAGCTACATCTGGCCGCAGGGCGGCAAGTACCAAGAGGGCCGCCACTTTGAATTAATCGCTTTTCTAATCCGAAACAATTACGCGTAACCCAGTCCCAGGAGGACAAAATGCTCGTGAAATACAACACCGCAGTATTCACCCCCGCCGGCTGGCGTTCAGAGGCAGTCACCGCCCGCCTTGAGTTGCTCTCGCCCAAGCGGGGCAGAGTCGTCGAAGTCATCGACATCGGCGGCAACGGGAATTCCGGCTACGGCAGCCGGACAGGCGCCAAGCGGCAGGCCTACAACGTGGGCGGTGTCGCCGCTCGCGAACTCGGCGCAATCAAGCTGGTCGGGAAAGTCGCGATACAGGACGAAACGCCGTAAGGCGTCTGACCGGTAACGCCGGCACTGATGAGTCCATCACAACCCAGCCCCAGGAGGGCACGCACATGATCCGCTACGCATCCAGCACCAAAGACAACACGTTCCGCAGCCAGACCCCAATCACGGGCGAGCAATTCGCCCGCTATGCTCCATCAGTGCTGGCCACCGAAGCCCACGCCAGCCGCTCCGAGCGGTACACTCACATCCCGACGATCGACATCTTGCGCGGGATGTGGCGAGAAGGGTTCGCCCCGTATGAGGTGCGCCAGTCGATGACCCGCGATGCCAGCAAACGGGAATTCACTCGCCACATGGTCCGCCTGCGCCACCGCAGCCTGATCGACGCCGGCAGCGGGGAAGTGCCGGAGATCATCCTGATCAACAGCCACGACGGGGCGTCTAGCTACCACCTGCTAGCCGGCTATTTTCGGTTTGTTTGCTCGAACGGCCTGATCGCCGGTGACGTTCACAACAACGTCAAAATCCGGCACTCCGGCGACGTAGTCGGAAACGTCATCGAAGGCAGCTACGAGGTCCTGCGCAACGTTCAGGAGATAGAACACCGCAAGGAAGCCTTCAAGGGCATCGAACTGTCCCGCCCCGAACAACTGCTGCTCGCTGACGAGGCCATCAAGCTGCGCTGGGACGACGCAGCGCCGGTGTCAGCAGCACAGGTGATCCGACCGCACCGCAACGACGACGCGGCGCCGACCCTCTGGAACACCTACAACGTGATCCAGGAAAACCTGCTCAAGGGCGGCCAGCGTGGCCGCGCAACAACCGGCCGCCGGATGACCACGCGTCCGGTGACCGGCATCCAGCAGGACGTGAAGCTGAACCGCGCGCTCTGGTCGCTGGCCGAGAAAATGGCCGACCTCAAAGCCGCATAAGGACGAAACGCAGCACCCGCTGCGTCTGACCGGTAACGCCGGCACTGATGAGTCCACAAGTCCCAGGAGGACATAGCATGACCGCACAACTCAAAACCATCATCACTGACGCCGACCTGATCGCCATGGTCGACGAACTCGGCGGCCTGAAAGCCCGCATCGCGGACTTGCAAATCCGCGAAAAAGAAATCAAGGCCATGCTTTCCGGCTGCGGCTACGAAGCAATCGACGGCCAGCAGTACCGCGCCAGCATCGCCTGGTCGGACGGCCGCCTCAGCATCGACTGGCGCGCCATCGCCGAACATTTCAACCCCAGCCGTCAGCTGGTCACCGCCCACAGCTCGACGGGCGAGGCCTTCGCCACGATCAAGGTCTCGGCTCGCAAGACCTCGTAAGGACGAAACGCAGCACCCGCTGCGTCTGCCGGTAACTGCCGGTACTGATGAGTCCCAGGAGGACCGCATGCGTTACACAACTTTTTGCTCTGGAAAAACAGAATCTGGGCAGTTCGTTCAGTTTCGGATCGCCGGCACGGCCAAGCCGGCCACGATAATTAATCGCGCTGCCAAGCGTGGCATCACTGCCGAACTGAAAGCCGAGGCAGTCAGTTTTGACGGCTCCGGCAAAGGCCGGCACATCAAAAACGCGGTGCCGTTATGAAAAAAGATGAGTTCCTCAATCTGGCATGGGCGCCTGCTGTCCGCCAACAGCTGGAAGCGCACATGGCCGCTGGCAGGGCCGAGGCCTACTCGGCTGAAGTGATGCCCAACGGCAAGCTGCGCGCTCGCGTGTGGGCCGAAAATCCCGGCGACTGGGACACCGACCTCGTATACGAAGTGTCGCCCCCGGAGTCGGAGATCGAGGCGCCCGTTGCGACCGCGGTCAGCCGGACACAACAAGCGATCCGGCTCATGAAAGAACACGGCTGGACTGCCTACCGGGCCTGCAAGGCGGTCGGCGTGAGTCAATCCGCGGTCAGCCGGTCAAAAAATCGTAGAACCCCTCCTGCCCGGCCATCTTGACCTGCAGCGAATCTCGGACACGGACGTCCGGGCCTGCCAGCAACCTGAACACCCTCACCGTCTCCGTCTGCCCGCTTCTGACGATCCTCCGCAGCAACTGGTTGTAGTAATCGTACGAGTGCGGCAGCGTGTAGTACGCCAGCGCCGAGTAGTGATGCTGCAGCCCGTCGATCCCGTGCCCTGCCGACTGCGGGTGGATCAACGCAAGGGGGGCCTTCCCGGCTTTAGCCGCTGCAAGGCCCCCCTCTGTCGTTATGTCCACCATCCCAGGAAACGCCTGCAGCAACCTCTCCCTCTCATGCGTCCACCAGGTCGCGACCATCAGCGGCTCGCCGTCCATCTGCTCAATCAGCTCCCGCAACGCGTCGATCTTCGCATCGTGGACGTGGGTCACTCCCCCGCCATCGTTGAAAACCGTCCCGCTGGCCAGCTGCAACGCCTTCCCGATCGCAACCGCGTTGTTGCCTGCCGTGATCTCGTCCAGCCCCCAGTCGGCGGTGAGGCCGGTCAGCATGCGGTTGATCTCCTGCCGAACCGCCGGAGGCAAGGTGACCGGAACATCGATCTCGGTGTACTTGAGCCCCAGATCCGGGCTGACCGCGTAGTACAGGTCAGCAATCCGGCCGTACAGCGCGCCCTCCATCCCCTGCCGCAACCTCCAGCTGAACACCCGACCCGTGTTCCGGTCTACCTTGTGCGGTTCAAGATACGCCGCCCTGAACGGCCCCAAGGTCGTTCCCAGTCGCGCCCCTCCATCCAGCAGGGTCACCGGCGCGAACAGCTCATGCGCGCTCCCAGGCCGCGGTGAGCCGCTCATCAACAGCAGCCTCGGCTTACGCTTTTTCATAATCGCCCGCATCGCCTTGAAGCCGGTCGACTTGTGATCTTTCAGCCGGCCGGCTTCGTCGAACACCACCAGGTCGAAGTCCCACTGCCGGGCAGGGATCGCCCGGCACAGCCACGGAAAGTGCTCATGGCTGGTCACGAGGACATCAGTCTGGGCCGCCAGCGCATCAAGACGCTGCGGCTCGCCGCCCATGCACTCCGCAAACGTCAACGGCAACTTCCACGACGCCGCCTCAGATGCGAACTGTGGCACGACCCGCTTGGGGGTGACCACCAGCACCCGTCTGGCCGTGAACGTGTCGTACAGCGCACGGTGCGCAGCGTGGACCGCGACAGCGGTCTTGCCCGACCCAGGCTTTGCAGCCAGGTACAGGTTCTGCTGCGCAACGCGCTGCAGCGCCTCTACCTGAAACGCTCTAAGGTTTCGTGACATCTACCCGATACCCCATCGTGATCAACCAACCAATAACCCGCTCTTGAACAGCGGACAGCCGGCCAGCAGATGCCTTGACCTCCTCGAACCTGACGTACCTCGACACCAGCTCTCGGTGCTCATCCGGGACAGGCATCAGGATCAGCCTGTCCGGTATGCCGGGGTGCCCGTTCTGCTTCAGATACCACCCGCCGGCGTCTTCAACCTGCTGGCGGCGCTTCTGCTCCAATTTGCTCTCATTACCCATAAATTGCCCAGATGCCCAGATAAATGCCGATTTGAACTTCTATTTCCGATATATACATATTTTTTTTATACAGCGTTATAAATATAATTTCCTATATATGTATGCGTAATATTATGTGGGTATGTGGGTAAATATATAAATACCTATCTAAAATCAACAGCTTGGAGCACTGCCCAGATAAATTTTATCTGGGTAACATGTGGGCAATCACTTCTTTATCCGGGTAACCGCCCACTCCTTGGCTTCCGGCGCCGACATGCGCCGCTTGCTCCACACCCGCATCCGCCTCCCGCCAACCATAAAACGCCCCACCATGTTGTACCCCTTCCTGGCCAAAGCCGCGCTCACCGACTTGTCGGCGACCCCCATCGCGCCCACCAGCTTGACCGCCGTCAGCAGTTCGTCGAACACCAGCGTGTCACCGAACCCCTCGTCATCGATCACATCGTCGACCAAAGACTCGGCCTCGGACTTGACCGCCTCAAGGACTGCCTCCCTCAAATCGGTGTCCGGCGCCCTGCCCTCTGCGTTGAATTCCGGATGCAGGGAATACCCCAGCAGCCAAGCACGGACCGCCCCCGGCCTACCCCGCACAGCGGCGAACAGCCGATCAAAGTAACCGCCAGCTGACATTGCCCGAACCTCCTCCAGGCTGATCGCCGAACGCAGAAACATGTACCGCCGGTCGCCGTCAGTCACTGGCGCGCCGTCCATGAAATTGGACAACAGCAAGTAACTCGCGGTGTTGGGAGACATGTAGGGCGCACGCCCCTTGGGGTGAATCTCGATGATGTCGTTCGTGATCATCGGCTTCAGCGCGTTCATAATGTCGTACCGGTTGTGACCGTGCTGTTTCATTTCCTCCAGCACGATCACCGCAGCACCGGTAGC